GCAAGACTAATGTGTCTTCTGTCAAGAATTGTAAGGACCTTGTTTCAAGCCCTGGCTCCAATTACAAGTGTGAGGATTTCATTCGTCCGATTTTCCAGTATTTTGCCATTCCTGTTGCTGTGACAAACACTGATGTGACTGCTTTTGTTCCTGCTGCCGGTGGTGAGAACGATCATGATGCAGAAATTTTAGTTGCTCAGCCCAAAGAAGAATCGTCTTCTCCTTCTTATTGGCCATATGGCAATGACTTGAGGCCCCACATGATCGATGCTGAGGCCATAGGAGCGGGTCTCAGGCATCGGACAGGGCACGTTTGGCAAACAGCCAGTGGTTTTGTGCCTGATAACCAACCAAACTTTGACAATAATAGGTTGGTCACGTCTCACAATGGCTGTTGCGTTGGAGTTTGTCTGATTAGGGCTAATGGTCACAAAACTACCTATCATGATCATAGTTGTCGATTGTGCAGGCAAGTTAACGCTACCAGAGTGTGCCTCGATGTGCGTAGAGCTTTTGAAGATGCTAGGTACCGCACTAGGGGCTTGGTGTGGCCCTATCATTTGGATACATCCTTGACATGTGGAGAAGCCGCTCTGTATCAAGCAGTGTATAGGGCACCCTGGGAATCCCTCATTGACACTTATGATGGTAGGCAACTTGAGAAGCTCCATTATGGAGTGTGGAAGAATTTTCCTGGTGACAGTGATCTCCCCTTTCCTGAGGAAAGACCTGATGAGCTTACTTTACCCAATGTTCGAGCTACATGGTACGGCACGCGTTATTCCAATCGTGTGAGAGAGCACTACCGCACTAGTGGTGAGTCCCATTACAGTGAGGAGGCTTACAGGAGATTGATTAGGCATAACAACCAGGTAGTGGATTGCCCAGAATGGGCCGATCCTGACGTATGGTGGCGCCATAGTGGTCAGGCACGTCCTATGTACTTGCTCGCTTCTGTTGACGAATGGAAATGGTCATTCCACAAGTTCTTGACGAAGTTGAGGGAGCAAGCCAGAGCTAGCCGTTTCAAGGACATAAATCCCTTTCTGAAAAAGGCTATACTGACTGGCTTGGCAGGCGCCATAGGAGGTGGAGCCTTGTACCTCATTTGCAAGACGGTACTCAACAAGGGAGAGAAAGACCCGGGTGATTTTGAGCCTCATGGTGTGGCTTCTGATATACCCACTGGTAAAGCTTATTGGGATGATAATGACTTGAAGACGTTAAATACCGCAGCATCCATTCATAATCAGAGTAATGTCACTATAGGATCTCATGGTCGTACTCCAAAAGCTTTGATACAATCTTTGGCGGGTATGAACCCTAGCGACACTATGTCTCGCATTTGCAAAGTCAAATGGAAGAATGCAGCTTGCCAGGTCATGGATATGTATGCCATTTTGGTAGATTCATCCACCTTCGTCTTGCCATCACATGCGTTCGCACAAATTGATTTGGCAAAGGGCCTCGACCTTACCATGTCGGTTTATACCACGAACAACAAAACCAAAGTTGGTGCTTGGGTAGATCATGCAATAAAGATTTCTGATAAAACTGTTGCTTTTTCTGAAGTCTCTGATTTGTGTCGCGTATACCACGCCGTGGGGGTGTTTTCTTTGAAGCCTTTGGATTGTTATTACAAATCGCCACCTTCTTCGCCTGTTCAAGTTAAAGCTTCCTATTTTAGGAAATATATTGCTGATGGCAAGTGGGATGTGGTTGAGAATGTTACATTTATTAACGATCATAAGGATTTGAGATTACATGGTGAAGAGGCAACTTGTTTTCCACATAATCGTTACGTCAAGTCTCATTTACAGGGAGCGCCTGTCATGGAGTGCCTCGCAAGACTGTCAGCGCCTGGCCAATACGAGCGTAAATGTGGGGAGTGTGGCCTTCCATGTGTTTTGAGCGCCAACAATAAACACCCAACCATAGGATTTTATATAGGCAAGATTACCCCCAGCTCCTCTGACGGGGTCACGCGTGAATACGAGACATACGTGACATTAACTGAAAGCTTTATGCGCGAGTCCCATGCGCAGCTACACAGCATTCCTTTATCAGGTAGAGGGGTTAGTAGCACTAGTTTGGGTTCGTTTTCCGCCGGCTTTGTTGGCCATATGAACGTTGTTTGCGAGGGGTTTGATGAGCCCGGACATGAAGCCAAATTGATGGAATCAGTCAAGAGATCGCGGAGCAATATTCGTTATGGTAGGGGTATTGTGGACTTTCGTGATTATATGCCTGGTAAAGAAGATTGTGAAAATGTGGCCCGAGACACAGAAATGTTCAAGTATTCTGGTTCCAAATCTGGCATTTATGCCTCATTACCGACATTTGAGGAAAAGAAAGTGATGGGCATTTACCCAAGTCACAGTGGGGTTCGTGGAATTTATCCCATTATAGGCTCAGACAATGACGTGTTCTTTTATCCTGAGCTTTTGCATTTGGGTGTTGCCCCTTGGGCTGATGAAAAACCTCACGAAACGTTTGGTGGCGACCTTATATTTGGTATGGTTGGACCTGGTGAGGAAACCAGCGATGGTAGTAAAACTTCAATGGGATTGGGTAAAGAAGTGGCTAAGAGTATGATACATGCTTACATTCCACCCCCTCTCATAAAGGAAGCCTCATCTCGTCTGTTGAGTCATTATATCGA